AATTGGGACGCAAAAGAAAATTATACAAGAGATGATTTCGCTGTTTTAGAAATAGTTAATGATATACTCAAAAACTATGAGAGATTTAATATTTATAATAAGAAGCAACTTTATGTTTATATTAGAGAGGCGACAGATTTACCGAGCCGTAAAATTACTAAGTCGCTAAAGAAGATAAAATTGGATTATTTTAGTGTTAAAGAAGATTTTATAGGTTAAGATGGATGTTAAAGAGTTACAAGAAAATGCCGAGAGGTATTGTGAGTTATTAGTGGTTTACGATAATATGTTAGAGGCGTTAGATAATATAACTAAAAAAATAACTCAAACAAGAAAAGAAATATTGTTTTTGGAAGATGTGTTAGAAAAAAATGGTGCAACAATTAAAGATGTCGAAGTTAATAAAGAAGAAGAGAAAAAAGAATGAAAATAGGTGGTGATGATTTTATAAGGCAGATGGATAGAGGAACTGATTTTGTTCAAACTGCCTTCCAGTCTTCTCAAGGTATTGTGGATAGCAAAGTACCTACGCTTATTTTTAAGGGGGTGGTTATAGATATAAATTTTAAAACAACTTCTAATTATCTTCAAGCAGCAATGAACCCTCCGTTTAGCGTATACGCTAAACTAATAGGTATAGATGATGACACCCAATCTCCTGAGTATCAAATAGATAAAACTTATTATCCGCCTTTATTATCAATGCATACTTTATCTATTCCCGAAATAGGGGAGGAAGTTTTAATACTTAAAGAAACTCCGGAAGTTTCATCGGCTGGATATTATGTAGGTAGAGTTAATGATGGGACGGCCCTTAATATAAGGTATGCTCGCGATTATGTTGGCAATCAAAAAAATACCGCTAATGTTTATAAATATGGGTTCTCTTTTGATGTTAGAAAATTAAGAGAGGCTAAAATTGATAAAATGCCTTCTGGTAAGTTTAATAATATTTCTATACCTATGACATATGGCGATGTAGTACAGCAGGGTCGGAGTAAAACATATGTTAGGCATTCTTTTAATAGAAATAATAAAGATGGAGTTTTAGAGCAAGGTATTTTAGAAGAAGGGCAGTTGTCCAATAATAGACCTCAAAACACCTATGTTTCTATTGGTGCGGGACGCAATAAAGAATTAATTGATAACCCCTTAGCTGTTACGCCCAACTCACTACAATCTGCTTATAGTAACGGAAATAATGGAAATATTGCAAATTTATTACAAAGTGAAAACAATGTGCCGATTCAGAATTATGACCCCTCTATCGGTATTACTCGTACTAAAACTATACATTTTGTAGATAGCTCTATAAAAAGATTAGGCGATTATAATATTCAAAGCGACCCAATGAAAAAAATGGCTGATTCTTTAGATGGTGAAGAAAAGTCAATGATTGTTAATATGGCCGATGAAATATATAACATCTCTAATAAAGATAATAGCGGGAATATTTATCGTCAAGTATTAGGTGAAAAGCTTATTGCTCATCAGAAACAATCCACTCAACTTATAAAGTTGATGTTGGATGGTTTGTCGGGAATGGCTGATACAATGTCAGTTTTTTTAAGTGCTTTTGTAGAGCATGAACATGCGTTACCAAAGATAGAGTTAAACTTAGAAAAAACTATTGAACATCGGGACCGATATGTACAACCAGCAGTTTTTACTCCACAAGAACCAGAAACTATTAGGATACCGGCAAGAAGAATAAGAATGCGAACAGGAACTACAGAATCCGGTAGACCAATATATGGATACAGCACAATTCCTGGGTTTACTAAACAAGTTGAGCGACCACCTAAAATGACTAGAGCGCCTAGAGTAAGATCCCGCAATGTAAGTCAGGAGATTAATTTTGAAGCCATAATTGGGGGTGCAGAAGATCCTAGATTTACTGCCCCTATAGAAACTAATAGCGGTGATGTTGAAAACCCATCGCCTATGGGGTTAAAAACACAAACTGTTAGTGAAAGTGCTGAAGGATTGGTAGAATTATTTTCTACACAAAAAGAACTTTTAGATAGACTATTTATTAGAGCTAATGACTTTTTAAGTAAGAACCAATTTGTTAATTAGTTGAGATTATATTATGCCGAGAACAAATTTTGGCCCAGGTGGCGAAATAACTATAGATCCTTTTTATCCGGATGGATATATTTCTACTGATCAAGATAGACAGCAAATTATTGCTCAAAAAGAAAAATATGCAGCAAGCGTTAACTCTATAAATCTTAAGTTTCCATTGCAATCTTATAAACGAGGATTTTTTCAAGGCAATCAAGATACAATTTCTTCTGTTAGGGAAGACATTAAAACTCTTTTATTAACTACTAAAGGCGAAAGAGTAATGCATGGAAATATGGGTACTAATATACCTGTTTTGCAAGGTCAACTATTTGAGCCTATAACTCAAAATGAAACTTTTGAAAAGATAAGATTAGAGATAGAAGGTGCTATTTCTACTTATTTACCTTTTATAAAAATAACTTCTTTAAGAATGATTACACAAGAAGAAGAGCCAGAGTTAGGAAATAATAAAATTAGATTACAAATGCAGTATGCAATGGTAGATCAATTAGCTTTAAGTGATACTATAAATATTACTGTTAATAATACTGAGAGATAATATGCCAGCACGTAGCCCAAACCGAGATATTAATTATTTATCCAAAGATTTTGATTCTATTAAAGCTGATTTAATTGATTATGTTAAAAGACATTTTCCTAATGATTGGCGTGATTTTAATGATGCGTCTGGTGGCATGGCTTTATTGGAGTTGATGGCATATGTTGGTGATATTTTAACTTTCAACATAGACAGGCAAGTTAATGAATCTTATATTAGTCGGGCTATAGAAACTAAAAATATTGTATCCCTAGCTCAAAATTTAGGTTACACACCTAAAAATCAAGTGCCAGCGGTAGTTAATCTTTCTGTAAGTGCAGACTTAACTACATCTACATCGGGCGAGACTTTATTTACTCTTAAAAAGGGCGCAACTGTTTTTACTAATTATGAACCCATAGTAGCTTTTGAAACTTTATCAGATGTGGATTTTGCTAGTGCTAGTAATAGAATAGTTAACGAAGACTCTAGCGGCGTTACAACAGTTTCAGTAACCGGTGTTTCGGCTGTTGCTGGTGTAACTAAATTATTTAATTATAAAGTTGGTGCGCCTAGTAAGTTTCTTAAAATTACTTTGCCCGATTCAAACATTAATGAAATTGTTTCGGTTTCTGCATCAGACGGCGCTGAATACTATGGCGTTGATAATTTAGCTAGAGACACTATTTTTATAGGTGAGGTAAATACAAGTAGCTCTTCAGGTGATGCTGGTTATGTAATGAGGCTTAAAAGAGTTCCTAAAAGATATGTGGTAGAAAGAGAGCCAACTGGACTTACTTCTATACGTTTTGGACCTGGCGTTTTAGATGAATCAGATACCGAGGTAATACCTAATCCTAATGATTTTGTTTTGCCACCTTCATTACGCGGCTCACCATCGGGTTTTGCACCGGCAGCGGTTGATTCTACTAACTTCTTAAAAACAAAATCGTTAGGTGTAGCTCCTAGAGATACTACCTTAACTATTAATTATAGAACCGGAGGTGGTGTGACTACTAATGCTGGACCTAACACTTTAAAAAGGTTTGTTAATAAACAATTACAATATGTACAGCCTAATATAGAATCTCTTTCGGCTGATGTTGTAAGAAATATATTTGATAGTGTAATTTGTAATAACGTAGAGCAGGCGAGCGGTGGAGAACAAGCAGAGAGTATTGAATCTATTAGAACAAATGCTGTTAATAATATGGCATCACAAATGCGGTGTGTTACTTTACAAGATTATCAAACAAGATTGATGGCTATGCCTGCTCAATTCGGTACAGTGTTTAGAAGTTTTGTAAGAAAAGATCCTACTAATAATTTAGGAGTGGAACTTTTTGTGATGACTAGAAATTCTAATTTAAAATTAGCGTTACCTGCAACGGTTATTAAAAACAATATTGAAGTATATTTAAAACAATTTAAATCGTTTTCAGATAATATAAAAATATCTAATGGAAAGATTATTAATATAGGTGTAGATTTTACTATTGCACCGGCTGAAGGAGTAAATGACGCTGAAGCAATGATGGAGGTAATTTTGCTTATTCAAAAAATATTAGATACAGCCCGAACTAATTTTAATGATAGCCTTATCGTATCTGAAATACAAGCGCGTATTCAATCTTTAGCCAAAGTTAGATCTGTCCCTTTACTTAAGATTACTAACAAATATGGTGTTATAGAGGGAAGAGATTATTCTGGTACTCAATTTAATATTGAGGCCAATTCATCCGCAGGAATTTTAAAATTTCCCGAAGACGCTGTATGGGAATTAAAATATCCTAATTTTGACATTATTGCCCGTACAACTGAAAACCGTGGCGGTGCAGGTGGTGGTGGAACTGGTGTCACTGCAGGCGGCGGCGGTGGATATTAATGAGAGAATAAAATGAGCTACGCACGAGCGTTTTCAAAAATAGATACTTGGATTACGGAATATTCTACAACTGCTAATTTTGGGTTAACACCTGTATTAGAAGTTTGGAATAAGATTAATGATCGCCGTGATGATAGAAAAGAATGGGCAAGAATATTGATGAAGTTTGGTCTTACTTCTTTAAGTGCTGGTATTGTAAGCACTGGTAAGTATCCCGACCCAAGAACAGATTCTACTGTTTCTGCATATATCTATATGTTTAACACACCTTCCACCGATACAGTGCCGGAAAATTTTGAGATATGGAACTTTCCTCTTACATCTAATTGGATTGAAGGTCGTGGATTAGATAATGACAACTTTAGTAATACGGGATTTGCGAACGCTCTATCAGCTACAAATTTAGTACCGTGGAAAACTGCTAGTAACGCTGGACAAACAGGTGCTAATAATTATTTAGGATATGCTACTAAAGTTTATGACTCTAACTCTGGCTCTTGTAGTTTTGCTAATGGTGAAGAAAATCTTAAAATAGATGTAACCGATTATTTTAAAGCATACCTTAATTATTCTGAAGGTACAACCATCGCTAATGGTGGCTCTGCTGATCATGGTTTTCTTTTGAGAATGTCGGACGCACAAGAATGTAAAGATGCTACTGAAGCTACTGCTGCTGGCGTAGCTAATTCAGTTTCGGCTGAAAACTTTTATTCTAAGAAATTTTATAGTAGAGAAACTAATACTCAAAAAGCACCTTACTTACAATTGGAATGGCCTGGCGCAATCAAAGATGATAGAAATAGTATAAAGTTTTCTAAATCGGGTTTGTTGTTTTATTACAGCGTTGTTGATGGTGCTTTAACAGATTTAAATGGAACTGGACCTTTTCCAGGCCATGTGACATTAAGTGCTGATGGTAATACCACAGTAGCGGGTAGCACTGGAATCGCATCGGGTATTGCGGTTACAGCGGCTCGTCATTCAAAGGGTATATATAAAGTTAATGTTGGTGATGCAG